CTACTATCACCAAGTATGTTGGTAACTATCAGATTGTAAGAGATACAATTAACTTTGTTGATGCTCCAAAGGGTGAAAAAGGTCCAGTTGGACTTACTACAACTTCAACATTCACGGCTAGAGCATTCATTCGAACTGGTGTTTCAGGAAGTACCGAAGATACCTACACAAACAACTACGTCTTTGATACAGTAGAAGATCAATTTACTGGTATTGCAACTTCATTTATTCTCAAATCTGAAGGATCAAACGTAACTGGTTTTGCAACAAATACTGGTGTAATTCTGGTTAATGAGATCTTCCAAAATCCAAAATCACCAGATGATTACATTCTAACAGAAACTGCAGGTATTTCATCCATTCGTTTCACTGGTGCTGGAGTATCAGTAAGTTATGATGTGAACGTTTCTTCTATTCCAAGAGGCGGAATCATCGTTTCTGTTGCAGAAACAAGTTCTTTTGGATATCAACCTCTTGTAGCTGCTGGTGGTACTGCAATTGTTTCTCTCGGTGGAACAATTACATCTGTTTCGATTGGAAACAGTGGTTCTGGTTATAGAGTTGGTGTTCAAACAAACATTCTTGTAAAGGCAATTTCAACTTCTGGTATTGTGACAATTGGTCGTGCAAATGTCACTGCAGGTCTTGTAACTTCCGTAACTATCACAAATCCAGGTTCAGGATTTACATCTACAAATCCTCCAACTCTCGAATTCGATGCACCGTTGAATTATGAAAATATGAGACTGGTTGGAAGCCCAACAGGCGTTGGTGCTTCGGTATCTGTTCGTGTTGGTTTTGCTAAGAGTGTCATTAGTTTTGATATTACGAATTACGGATACAATTATAAAGTTGGTGATGTTTTAGAGTTAGCAACTGATAATCAAGCAGGCATCCCCACAGATGCGTCTGTAGGGGTTGCATTCACTTCATTTAGACTGACGGTAACTGAAACGTTTAATGATAGTTTTGCAGGATGGACATTTGGAGAACTTGAAAAACTGAATACATTTGAAGATCTCTTTGACGGAGAAAGAAGAACCTTCAATCTTACAAAAACTGTAGGTGCAAGTGAAACTCTCTTGACACTTAGAGCTGCTAAGGGTTCTCCAATTCGTGTTGAAGATAATCTTCTGATATTCTTGAATGATATCCTTCAAATACCTTTTGAAAGTTATGTTCTTATTGGTGGATCACAAATTACGTTCTCAGAACCTCCAAAATTTGGAGATAAGTTAAGAATTTATTTCTACCGTGCTTCAGATAATGATGTTACATCTGTTGATATTTTGGAGACTGTAAAACCAGGTGATAAGTTAACAATTAATGATTATCCTGATGTTGGATTAGATATAGAATATCAAGAACTTTCAAGAACCGTTACAGGTATTACAACCGCCGATGTTGTCACAACCAACACATATATTGATGTAGGTATAACTACAGACAGATCTTTACAGAGACCTGTAACCTGGAAGAAACAAGTTTCTGATTTAATTATTGGAAATCTCAATGTCACTAAAGATAGACCAGAATTAGAAGCTGGTATTCGACCAGTCTCTTACATTATCAATAACGTCTCAGTCGCATCCACAGAAGTTTTTGTTGACACTGCAGTTCCATTCTTTAATGAAATTGATGATATTGCAGAAGTAAATCAAAGTGTAATTATTCTGGATAGAACTGAAAAAACAGGTGTTGCTGCCACAGCTCTTGTATCTGCTGGTGGAACTATTTCAAACATTATCATCTCCGATGGAGGATCTGGATTCACTACTCCTCCTGCAGTTTCAATCGGTGTTACTGCAGGTATTGGGACGATTTATTCTGGAATTGGTATTACGATGAATACCAATGCAACAGGTGTAACAGTTCTCTCTGGTCTTGGCACGGTTTCTTCAGTAACAATTGTGAACGCTGGTGCTGGATATACTAATACAAATCCACCAATCGTAATGATTGAAGCAGAAGCTCAGACTACAGATAAACTTACAAACATCAAGTACGAAGGTGACTTTGGTATTATCACTGGTATTGGAACAACTTCAGTAGTTGGAATTGCGACTACTGGATTAACTTTCGATCTCTTCATTCCACTTGATTCACCTTTGAGATCTTCCAACACAATGACGACTCCTATCACTGCAAGTGGTATTCAAACAAATTATTACTTCGTCGTTTTTGATTCAAACACTGGTTCTGGATTAAATGCTTATGGAGACGCTTCAGGTGTTACAACAGTTGGTATTGGAACTTCATTCATCGACAACATCTACAAAGTAATGTCAGTTACTAACGTGACTGGTGATGCTGTTGGAGTTGGAACCACCACACTTACCAGAGTTACTGTGAGTGTAAGTTCTACAACTGGAGTAAGTGTAGGAAGTAGTGTATTCTATGGTAGATATTCTTGGGGTCGTCTGTATGATTTTGTAAAATCAGATGCTAGTTCATTTACTGCTATCAACACTGACGGGGTTACTGGTATCATCACAGGACCAGTAATTGTAAGAACCAAAGATCTCAAAGAGGCCTACATTTAAACATAAATAAAACAAAAAGTCCTTCAAAATGTCAGCTATTATAACTGATCAACTTCGTATACTGAATTCGGAAAGTTTTGTAGCAGGTATAGCTTCAACAACCAATAGTTATTATGTTTGGATTGGTTTACCTAATGCAACCGAATTCAATTCAGATTGGAACGAGAATCCACCATCTCCCAAAGATTCATTTGATGAAGAGAATGATTATTGGGATACAATGATTGCATTGAAGAGAATCAATGCTTCAGATGCCGTCAGAGTGGTAAGAAAACTTGACTGGACATCAGGTACAACTTATGAAATGTACCGACACGACTATTCAAGATCAAATCTTTCTCCACAGACGAGTTCGACAAATTTATACGATACCAACTTTTATGTGGTGAACTCTGATTATAGAGTTTATATTTGTCTTCAGAACGGTACTGATCCAGAAAACCCTGATGGAAGACCATCTCTGGATGAACCTCTTTTTACAGATTTAGAACCAAGATCTGCAGGTAGTTCTGGTGATGGATACATTTGGAAATATCTTTACACAATCAAACCAACAGATCTTGTTAAGTTTGACTCAACAAGTTTTATTCCAGTTCCACAAAACTGGTCAACAAGTAATGATGTAGCTGCTGTTAGAAATAACGCTTCAACAAGTGGTCAACTGAAGATTATAACCATTACAAATAGAGGTGTTGGTTACGGTACTGCAACAACTTATAATAATGTACCAGTTAAAGGTGATGGAGAAGGTGCCAAGTGTTCGGTTGCAGTTAATGCTGCCGGTAAGATTGATTCCGTTGAAGTAACTGACGGGGGTTCCGATTATACGTTTGGAACTGTTGATTTGTCGGATGTTGGACTGACCAATCCATCAGGGTCAACCGATGCAGCTTTTAATGTAATTATTCCTCCACAAGGAGGTCACGGAGCAGACATTTATAGAGAACTTGGTGCTTACAGAGTCTTAATTTATTCTAGACTTGAGAATGATGTAACTAATCCAGATTTCATCACTGGTAACCAGTTTGCAAGAATCGGAATCGTTAAAGATCCATATGCACATGGATCCAGTAATAAATTAACATTATCTAGAGCTAGTGCAGTTTATGCACTCAAATTAACTGGTGCTGGATCAACCAACACATCATTTGCCGCAGATAATTTCGTTACACAAAAAATTGGTATTGGATCAACCGCTGTTGGAAGAGTGGTTAACTGGGATTCTACCACAGGTGTTTTGAAATATTGGCAAGACAAGAGACTTGCTGGATTTAATACTGACGGAACTGCAGATACCAGCCCAGACTTTGGATACAAACTGTTTAAATTTACAGCTTCTCCAACCGTTGGTGCAGGAACTACTATTTTTGGTGGTTCAAATAACTTAAACATTGATACTGACTTTGGTACATCAGTTTCTCCTGGTCTCTCAACCGCAATAAATAATAGAACATATAACTTAGGAATGAGCTTTGTACAAGGTGTCGCAAATCCTGAGGTTGAAAAATATAGTGGTGAAATCATTTATGTTGACAACAGGGCATCTGTGACTCGTAGTTCACAACAAAAAGAAGATATCAAGATCGTACTGGAGTTCTAATCAACTATGCCACAGGAAACTAACCTCAACGTCAGCCCATATTTTGACGATTTTGATAAGAATAAAAACTATCAAAGAGTTTTATTCAAACCTGGCATTCCTGTTCAGGCCAGAGAACTCACAACTCTTCAATCTATTTTACAAAACCAGATTGAACAGTTTGGAACTCACTTTTTCAAAGAGGGTTCAAAGGTAATTCCTGGAAACTTAACATATAATAGTACATTCAAGTGTGTTGAACTTGAACCAACCTTTTTATCAGTACCAATTTCTCTGTATATTGATGAACTTGAAGGTACTAAAATCACGGGTCAAAGATCTGGTGTAACTGCAACTGTTATTAAGATTATTTCGGCAGAAGAATCTGAAAGAGGAAATATCACATTATACTTGAACTATGAAAGATCAGGATCAACTGATTTTGTTCAAGAAACATTTTTAGATGGGGAAAGTTTACTTACAAGTGTAGACGTTGTTTATGGATTGAGCGTTATTGCTGCAAATCAACCTTTTGCAAATACTATTGCAACAAACGCAACATCAATTGGATCTGCAATGTCCATTGGTGAGGGTGTTTATTTTGTAAGAGGTAATTTTGTTCAGGTTCAAAATGAAACTCTCATTTTGGATCAGTATAGCCAATTCCCAACATACAGAATTGGATTTCAGGTTTTAGAAGATTTAGTAACTGCGAATGAAGATTCAAGTTTAAACGACAATGCGTCTGGATTTACCAACTTTGCAGCTCCTGGTGCAGATAGATTTAGAATCTCTTTAACATTAGCTAAAAAGAGTATTACCGATTTAGCAGATCAAAACTTTGTAGAAATTGCTCGTGTTGAAAACGGTATTCTTATATCATTTGTTCAAGAAACACAATATAATCTAATTCGTGATGCTCTTGCAAAGAGAACATATGATGAATCTGGAGACTATTATGTAAAACCATTTGAAATATTTGTTAAAGAATCATTAGATAATAAAATTGGTAACAGAGGAGTTTATACTTCAGAACAAACTACGTCAGACGGCAACGTTCCATCAGATGATCTGATGGCTATTCAGGTAAGCCCAGGAAAGGCTTACATTAAGGGTTATGATATTGAAAAGATTGCTTCTACTTTTATTGATGCAACAAAAGCAAGAGATACTAAAAATATTCCTCAGGAATCCGTTCCATATGTAACTGGTAATCCATTATTTGTTAATAACGTATATGGATCTCCTTCTCTTGGAATTGGAACTACAGCAACAGTATCATTAGTCAGTACAAGACGAGCCGGTTTAACGACTATTGGTACAGCCCCAGGCGGAGAAGAAATTGGTATCGGTAGACTTTATGATTTCAAAGCACAATCTGCAAGTTATCTGAACGAAGCCACACTTTATGAAGCTCGGTTGTTTGATGTTAAGTTGTTTACCAAAATTTCTGTTGGTACAGCGATAACATCTATTATCGCTTCAGATCACATTGAAGGAGCTAGAAGTGGTGCTACTGGTTTTGTTAAGACTGGTGGTTCAAACGTAACTCAACTGACATTGACTGATGTTTTGGGTCAATTCTTCAGAGATGAGAATATCATCATCAATGGAATCAATAACGGCAGAACGATTACCAAAGTACAACAATTTAATATTGATGATGTGAAATCGATGACAAGTTCTGTCGGGGTTTCCACATTTGAAGCTGATCTTGTATTAAATGATGTTGTAAGATTATCTAATTCCATTTCAGGAAACTTCCAACTGGTTAACACTGGAGGAAACACTGGTGTTATTTCAGCTTCTGGTTCTAACTTCATTGGTATTGTTAGCACTGGAAATATTATCAGTTACAGTAGAGCTGGACAAACTGTACCAACATATAACCGTGTTACCGGTGTTTCAACAACTGGTACAATCATTAATATTGTTGGTGTAACCACTGTACCTAACGTTTGCAATGGTGGTGTTCCAACATCAGCAACCACAATTACAGACTTAGTTCGTAGAGATACTCTTTTTAATATTACTGAGAACAGTCTTACGACTCCTGTTCTGAAAAGAAACATTGAAAGTCTTGATGTAACTTCAACTACAATTCAACTTAGAAAACAGTATTCAGACATTACAGTAACCAATAATTCGTTTACTTCACCTAACGCTGGATCCAATCTTTTCTTCCAACCATTTGATGAAGAAAGATACTTCATTTCATATGATGATGGAACTATTGAACCGTTGAAGTCGAGTCAGATGACTCTTGCTGCAGATAATAAAACAGTTACATTTGTTGGATTATCGAAATCCAGTGGAAAAGCGAATTTATTTGCAACTGTTCAAAAGGCAAAAGTAAAGAACAAACTTAAAAAGTCCAATGATGCGAACACGATTATTATTTCTCGTTCTAAGTATGAGTCATCTGGTATTGGAACAAACACTCTGAATGATGGTTTAACTTACAGTAGAGTTTATGGAACCAGAGTTCAAGATAGAAAGATCTCACTGAATGTACCAGAAGCTATAGAACTTTTAGCCGTATTTGAATCTAATGATGCAACAGATCCTGATCTGCCATCATTGACTCTTGGAGCTTTCTCTGGGCCAAGTGGTAACAACTCAGATCTGATTATTGGAGAAACTGTTACAGGTCTTGAGAGTAATGCAGTTGCCGTAGTTGTTGAAAAACCAAGCGCATCAACAATCGGTATTGTGTTCTTGAATGAAAACAGATTTAACGTTTCCGAAAGAGTTAGATCTTCAAAGTCTGGTGTAACTGCTCTTGTTGCAGCTACAACAAACGGTGACAAGAATATCACAAACCAATACTTCATCTTTACGAATGACAAATCAAATTATTATGATTATTCATACATTGAAAGAGATAAGAATGCACCAGAATCTAGAACAAGATTAAAGGTTGTATTTAAAAACCTGTATGTAGAATCAAGTGATGATGGTGATTTCTACAATGCTTCAAGTTATCCATCAGATTTAAACAGACAATTAATTCCAGTAAATCCATACTATAACGTAATCACTAGTGATTTAATTGACATCAGACCAAGAGTAAGTGAGTATGGTACTTCTTCTACAAGATCACCTTTTGATTTCTCTTCTAGATCTTTTGCATCGTCTGGTACAAATGTAAATGATCCATTAGTTCCAGATGAAACATTGATTGTTTCATACAACTATTATCAACCAAGAAGAGACAGATTGTTCTTAGATAAAGATGGTAAATTTACCTATGTTGTTGGGGTGCCATCTGATGATCCAACAGAACCAGAAACTGTTGATGATGCCATTGAAATTGCTAAGATTCTTGTACCTCCTTATGTGTATAACGTTAAAGACGTTATTGTACAAAGAAGCCCACACAAGAGATTCACAATGGCAGACATTGCTGGTCTCGAAAGAAGAATTGAAAACATTGAATATTATACTCAACTTTCTCTTCTTGAAACTGAAACCAGTAACCTGCAAATTGTAGATGCAAACGGATTAAACAGATTCAAGTCTGGATTCTTTGTTGATAACTTTAAATCACACGACGCTCACCATATCGCCCACATTGATTTCTCAGCTAGTATTGATACCAAGGATGGTATCTTAAGACCTGGCCACTACACAACTGCAATTGACCTTATTCCAGGGTCTCAGGCATTAGTTGGTGTAGGAACAACATCAAACTCAAACGTTGACCTTAACTTCATTAATGATATCGATGGTCAAAATATTAGAAAGACTGGTAGACTGATTACTCTCAATTACAATGAGCGTAGATATTTTGCACAACCATTTGCCTCTAGAGTTGAAAACGTAACTCCATTCCTGGTTACCTTCTATGCTGGAGAAATTGATCTGACTCCAAACTCAGATACTTGGATTGACACTAGAAGAGTCAATGCAAATACAGTAAGACAAACTGCTGCATACGATGCTTCGGTTGCAATTCTTGGAGTAAATGTTCAGACTGGATTCAGTGAAGTTAATTGGGGTGCTTGGGAAACAAACTGGACTTCTGAAAGAGTTGCAAACACAAGAATTGAAAGTAGTGTATCTCAAGGTGCAGCAAGAACTAACGTAACTGCTGTAGACTTCTCATCCAATACTTCTACTGTTGGTACATCAAACTTTAATGATCGTTCTGCTTCTGGAAGAAGTAACGTAACCATTACTGCACAAAATAATCTTACCAACTTAGCGACCAGAACAACCACAACCACGACTAGAGACACATTCACCTTAGAAAGAACGATGCAAGACATCGAAATTTCTACAGGTCAATCTAGAGATGGTATTCAGTGGCAGATCACTCCAACTGAAACAAGAGATACTTTAGGAGATAGAATCGTAAGTAGGGATATTATCCCATTTATGAGATCTAGAAACATTGAGTTTAGTATCTCTAAATTAAAACCACTTACTCTCTTCTATGGATTCTTTGATGGTATCAATGTAACTCAATACATTACACCAAAACTTCTGGAAGTTACAATGACTTCTAGAACATTCCAAGTTGGTGAAACTGTATTTGGTTATACTCCAACAGAATTGAGAAATGGTTCACCTCCATCTTTTGTATTCAGATTATGTACTCCTAATCATAAAGAAGGGCCATTTAATAGCCCAACAAACAACTATG